GATGCGACCGTCACGCGGGAGACCCTGATGCGCGGCTCCCATCGCCCGATCGCGCGGGCCGCTTCCGCCTGCGCCGAAGAAATCCAGCCACGCGTTACCGGCAGATCGACCATGCGGGGAATGTCCGAGCCGTACTCGGGCCGCTCACGTCGTGTGCCTTTGCGGGTCGACAGAATGTCGCCGATGCTCTGCTTCAGGTGCGCGATACCGGTGACCGGTTTGCCCGTCTGCCGGTCCATGCCGACCAGCGCCGTACCCGCGCCCATCGTCAGGCTCCGTCCGCGATGCGTTCGAAGTCGGGATGGCATTCGAGCAGAGCGAGTTGTTCCTGATCCGATGCGGTCACGGTGCTCTTCTCGACGGCGAGCGTGCGGCCGTCGGCCAGCACCAGCGTGCGCGCCCTGAACGCCTTATCGCGGAAAGTGACGGACGCCGCGCCTGCGGCGACGGTCGACACCGGAACCGGAACCGGAACCGGAACCGGAACCGGAATATCGCTATCTTTCGGCATGTCGGGACTCCAATAAAAAAGCCTCGCGCGAAGGCGAGGCCAAAGTAACTTTCCCAACGATCGGGGGATCGGGCTCTATTCTTTCAGCGGAGGGTCCGTCGGCGCACCCTCCTGCTTCACCATGTGTATGTGATCCGGCAGCGAAACGCCCTTCGATGTCACGGTGCCGGTGAAATTCGCGTCACCGTCGATCTCGGATGCGGGACCGCCCGCCGAATTGCTGCCTGTCATGCCGCCCTGGAACGTCAGGCGTTTCTGTGTCGTGCTGTTGCCGGTGAAGGTTGAATCCGGTGCATCGACGAGCAGCTTCGGCGCGCTCTGCGTGATGCCGTCCGCCGTCAGTTCCATCTGTGTATCACCGATGCGGAAAACGATCCGGCCGCCAGCGGGAACCGACATCACGTATTCGTGCGCATCGTGGTCGTAATGCTCGTGCGCGCCGTCCGGCCAGTCGGTCGCCGTCAGGTTCCCGGCATTGCCGTTCGCCCCGCCATGCGTGTCGCTATAGAACCCGGCCAGCACGAACGCACCGGCAAGCGTGCCCGACGGCGCGAGTACGATGGCCTGCTCGCCGACCGAGGGCGGGCACCACGTCCTGACCCGGCCCGCCGCAAACGTCTTCCATGGCAGCAGGGCGCTGACCCACTCGCCGTTACGCACCCGGCAGCGCGGCGGGTCGTACTGGACATCGTCGATATAGCCCGCCTGCACGATGCTCGCGATCAGGCGATCGATCTCGCCAATCTCGTAGTCGCTCATCTGGCTATCCTTCGGACGGATCGTGCGCCGGATCCAGGTACTCCGCGTCTGGCGCGGTACCCGTGTCCGGATCAACGCCCCATAGCACAGCGGAGCCCGCAGGCGGAAACGGTGCGGCGACATCGCCGAGATCAAACTCATGCGTCCACTCGACGAGCCAGACGAGATACGCGTCGAGTTCCGGCCTGAACGGATCGTCGCCGATCTGCACGAGCTTCGCCGGCGTCACCGGCACACCCCACGTCTGCGCGTGCACCGCACACGCGATGCGCGCGGCCAGCTCGCGCACCGCGAGATCCGCGTGTGGCCCAAGCGGATCGAATATCGCCCGCGCCTGGAAGCGCCCGATCAGCGACGTCTGACCGGTGCCGGGATCATGTCCCGGCTCCATTTCCGACAGCTCGAGCGCAATACTCGGCGTCGGAATCTTCCGGCCGATGCGCGGATACGCATCGATCGGTGAGATGTCGGGCAGCGCCGCGCGCAGGCCCGCGACCATCGCGTCGTGCAATGTTTTCAGGTTATCGGGCACGCCGGAGTCCTCCAAGCGCCTTCTGGATTTCGTAGTTCACTTCCTGCCGCAGGATCGTCATCAGCCGCGCCTCGCACATCTGCGCCGCGCGACGGAATGCCGGGTCGCCGGTCTTCGACCAGTTCACCGTCACGACCTCGAACGGCGTGCGGGCCTTGCCGGTTCGCTGGTAGATCGGCCCGTCCGGCTTCGCCTTCGTCTGCCGCCAGGCGCCATCGAAAGTGAAGCGTCCCGCGCGCATGCCTTTTTTTGTGTCGCGCACCGAGCCGAGCCGGTGTGCTTCGACCGGATTCAGCCCCAGCCAGACCTTGCCCGTATCGGCCGAACGCATGAAGAAGTACAGCCGGCTGCGGATCACCTTCTGCGGGATCTGCGTGCCGCGGGAGACCTCCTTGCCGGTCTGGCTTTTAATCCACGCTGCGGTCTTGCGCAGCGTGCGGCGCCACGCAGCCTGCATGGCGGAAGGTGATAACCCGTGAAGAGCGGCCGTCACTTCCCTGATATCGATCTCGACCTTCAGTGCATCCATCAGCGCGGCCTCATCAACTTGGTCTTAACAGCAGCACGGTCCACCCCGTGCCGTCAGGTTGCAGTTCGAACACGACATATTCATCGACGCCGACCGTTGCGATGCTGCCCTCGCGGATCGCAACGGCATCGGCATCGCGCACGCTCACCTGCGGATGCTCGAGCTGCGTGCGTTGCCGCCCGAGATCCGGACCGAGCCAGGGCGCAGCGAACATGCCGCGCACCGGCTCGCCGTCGACCGTGATGTCGTCGTCGGCCAGATCGCGGATCACGGCATCGTCGAGATCCGCGACCAGATCACGGAACGCCATACGTGTCTCCTCAGGCCGTCAGCCTGATGACGGCCTTCGGACGCGTGCAGAGGTGAATCGGGTTCGACTGCGCCTCGATCTCGACGCCCTTGCCGAAGTCCATCAGCTCCTGCTTCGCGTAATACGGCAGACCGGTCGTGTTGACCGCCTCCACATAGTCCGCCGGCGCGAAGCGCGTGATGAATAGATCGGGCACGCCTTCCGGCACCGCGTGCGCTTCGTCGTCGGCCACATAGCCCACATCACCGACGCGACCGCGATAGCGCTCGAAGGTACAGCCGCCGATATCGAATGCGTCACGCGTATCGCCGCGCAGCGACGCTGCCATCGCTGTGGCGAGGTATGTTTCCTTAACCGTCTTCAGTACGATCAGCGCATTCCAGAATTTCCGGCCGCACAGCACGCGTGCGCCGGTAAACGGAATGTTGCCCAGTGCGTCTTCGATCGCGTCGAGCACCAGCTGGCACTTCGTGCGGATCTCGGTATCAGCCACCTTATCGAGCTCGAAGTCGATCACGGTCTGCTCGATGTCGAATGCCTTGAGCAGATCCACCACGACCGATTTGCCGTCCGCATCCAGAATCTGCCCCTTGATCGCACCGATCCGGTGGAATTCGTGCGTCGCGTCGAGCTGCCGCCGCATCTTGCCAAGGCGCCGGTTGACGACCGTCGTCAGCGCCTCGAGTTCGGTCTCCGAGCCGAACGCGCGCAGGTTCTGGATCTCGTCAGCGCCGATGGTTGCGCGTTGCGGCAGGTGCACCGTATTGAACGGCAGCATCTGACGCTTGCTGCCGACGATAACGCTGGCCGACGAGCCGCGAATGCCAGCCGGAACCAGCGCGAGCGTGTCGCCATCCTTCTCGATCTGGACCACGGTCGTCGTGATGCCCTGCTCTTCGAACAGGCCCAGTGCGGCAAGCCGGCTCGGCACGAACGGCTGCGCGTTGATCGCAGCGCTGAGCGACGACAGCGAGAACGCGTCGTCGTTGAAAAGGGCGATATCCGCCATAAAGACTCTCCTGAATAGCTGTGACGCAGCCGTCGCAACTTGTACTGACGAGCGACGGCCACATGGTCGAAACGATGGCGCCGTTTAGCGCACGATCACGTAGTGAGCAGCGAGGTCACTGCGGGCGGCAGCATCGAGGCCCGTAAGGCGGGCTTCCGCAACCTCCGCGAGGCGAACGATGCCGACGGTAGGACGCGGATCCCCGGATGCGGGCAGCGGCGCATACAGGATCGCCGTGACGATTTCCGAACCGTCTGCCGCGGTGTTGTTGTACGGCGCATATTCGCCGGTGCCGAGTGTGCCGAGCAGTTGCCCGGCGGGTAGCGCATCGCCCTTCGCAACAACGATGCGCTCACGCGAGATCTGGCCTTCGCCTTCGGAGAGAAGAAACTCGCCGGTCAGCGTGCCCTGTGTCCTGATGGTCATACAGCAGCTCCTTTCTGCGCCTCAATAGCGCCGTTTATCAAAGTGACTTTGCGACGCCCTGACGGGCGGCGTAGATGGACGATGCTTTCGGACCCGTGGAGGATCGGCCAGCGTCTTTCGGGGCCGGCTGCTGCCGGTTATTCACACGCGGCTGGGTCTGCGTGACGCGATCGAACAGGCGCGCGCGCACCTGATCGGGATTCAGCCCGTCGCCCACAAACCGCGCGGTCAGTTCCGGCAGCTTCGCCGCCAGGCACAGGCCGGCAATGTCCGTTGCGTCCCGGATCGCCGCGTCGATCGTTGCGCGATCCTTCAGCGCGGTGAGCGTCACGATGCTTTCCGCGCACATGGACAGGTTTGCTGCGCGGCAGGCGTTAAACACATGGGCGGCCAGCACGCCCGGCTCTTCCCGCACGACAACCGGGTCCGGATCCTGCGACGCGGGCGCAGGCGGGTTTTCCGCCGGCGGAGGATTCGAGCCCGGCGCGACGGGTTCGGTGGGAGCCGGCGCCGGTGGATCGTTGGCTGGTGGGTCATTGACCGGCGGGTCTGCGGGCGGCGGCGCATGACCCTCTGCCTCGACCAGCGCCTGCACGGGCTCCGGCGGGTTCCTGAAACGGGCGAGCAGCCCCGCCGCGTTGGTCGACGCAGCGAGTCGCACCGGCTCCTCGATCACGTCGCAAAAGCCAAGCGACTGCGCTTCGAGCGCCGTGAGCCACGTCTCCGCATCCATCATCGCGGTGAGCTCCTCGTCGCTCTGGCCGCTCTTGCGCCGGTACGCCGCGAGAATCCCGTCGCGCGCCTTGTCCATCATGTCGGCCGTGCTGCGAAGATCCGCCGCGGAACCGAGCGCAATCGTCCACGGGTTGTGAATCATCAGCATCGCGTTTTCAGGCATCACGACCTGGTCGCCCGCCATCACCACGAGCCCGGCTGCAGACGCGGCCACGCCATCGACCCGCGCGGTCACCTTGCCGGCGTACCTTCGCAACGCGTTGTAGATCGCGAAGGCGTCGAACACGTCGCCACCGGGCGAATTCACGGCGACGATGACCTCCGTTGCGCTCGCCGCGGCAGCATCGAGCTGCGCGATAAACGTCTTTGCATCGGTGCCCCAGAATCCAATCTCGTCATAGATCCGGATTTCGGCGACGGCTGCGCCCTGCGCGTTCGTCATTGCCTTGATGTCCCACCACTTCCGATTCTTCATCGAGGTTTCCTGCATTCAGGTTGGTAAATCGCCGGCCATATCGCGATCACGCGGGTCCGTGTCGTACTGCAGGCCAAGCGCATCGGCCCGCGCGTTGTCGGCGGCGTTTTCGCCATCGACCTGTTCGGGGTCTTCGCCCTGCTTGAGGATCGAGGCCGAGCGGCTCGTCAGCCCGGAACGGATCGCGAGCTTCTGCGCGTTCACGTCCTGCACCGGGTGGATGTACGGCCAGCCCTGCGGCACCCATCGCACACGCAGGTATTCACGCCGTGTGCGATGGAAGTCCGGCATCGGCATGGCGCCCGACAGTGCGCAGGCGTCCACCCACCACGCCCACGCGCGGCGGCAA